ATCCGTTCTAACATATCTTCGACAGAACGGCTTATTTCAGAAGGGTCTAGTTTTGAAAGACCGCCTTTTATGGCAACCGTAGTAACATATTTCATTATGTTATCCCCCAAGCGGCACGTTTAAGAAGAATGACAATATGAGGATTAAGATAACGCCAAGATTCCGGCCATCCTATTACTTGTCTCTGAACCCCACGAGGGTCAACAATACCATCATTGGGCTGAATAGAATTTTCGTATGCAAGAGGACTAAATAGATAATCGGAAATATCCGCAAAGTTTTGATTGTTCACTATAGTTGAAGAACCGTAATTAACAGGCTCTAATCTACCAGAAATAGTAGTGATGTATGTCCAAACAGCATCACTACCATCTGTTCCGACAGGTCGCCATACTTGCATAGCCTCTTGGTATTCATCAAATATCATAGGCTACCCTCATAGATATGTATTAACTATCGTTTCTGATGCTACGGTGCCGACGCTTCCCGGCATACTGTCCATCAAATCCAATAACTGCATTCCATAATTAGTTAGTTGTAATCCATCACGAATAACACCAATGCCGCCAAACGACTTTGCTAATCTACCTTCCATAAGGTAGGTTTCAACACCAGATTGACCGGCACGCTTGCTATTCAACGTCCACTGATGTGCGGCACGAAGAACCACCGCTAATGACCAGAAATTACCAAAGAACCCCGAAGATGTTAGCTCCTTTGCCACATCAATATAGTTACTATACCCTGATGTGAGGGCCATAGAAGGACAATAGACAGCTAACAAAACTTCGGGTTCTAGCATCTATATCTCCTTAACCTTGAATAGTTCCTTTCTTCACGGCTTCCATCTGCTGAAACACCATGACTCGAACATCATCCCTAGTCTCATCATCATACCAAGCCTGTAAAGTCTTGGGATTAAACGTCTCTTTCACAACATCCTTAATCCGCTTCCTCGTAATATCCCTAAACGTAGCAGGAACATGAACCGTAGTAGCTTCGAGCTTCGCATCCTCATGTCGGATAGAAAGCACAGCTTCCTTATGCTTCGCCCCATTCTTTTCCACATCAAGCCACTCTTCTACAATCCGACCATCCGCAATCTGACAAAGAACAAGATCACGGCAAGCCTTCCACTTCTCATCATCGACCTGATTATATCCAGGTGCCAGAACGACCATTTCCTTTGAACTTCCAATAGGAATAACCTTCACGCCAGTCCTAGTCCAATTCACTAACATAAAACCTCCATGTGCCTATATTGGCTACAGATGTAAAACTCCCCCTTCTTTTACTGAAGGGGGAGTTGTCAAACCTTAGATTCCGTCAACAAACGCAATAGAGAGCGGGTAGTACACGATCATACCAGCACAACGAGCGAGGCAGGGGATCGTATACGCCAGACCTTCCTTATCAGCCTCAAACTGCTCAAAAGGAACAGGAAGAATAAGCTGAAGGTGGTCGGCATCATTCTTGAACACAATCGCCCGAGTACCAGAGGTATCGCTACCAGTTTTAAGCTCATTAAGCCACTCAATGCGAGTAATGTGCTTATTGGTCTTGAGGAAGTAATCAAGAACAGTGGTATCAGAATAAGTGCCGAGGCGCTTGGTCTGAATCTGATTATACTGAGCAAGAGGAAGAAGCATGGTATCAGGAACTTCCACACCATTAGTAGCCTCAATAACAGCAGAGACAAGGCCGTTCATATCGGCAAGAATCTCGTCAGCAGTCTTGAGCGCCCAAGTGTTACCGCCCACACCAGAGGTAAGGGTGAATTCCGTAGTACCACTGTACTGAATAAAGCCAGAAAGATTAGTGGGGCTATCACCAGAGAAGGCGATGCTGTTAATCTTGTCCTCAATCGCCCGACGAGCCGCATCAGCCCTACGAGTCTCAAGAGGAAGTCCCGCTAACTGCGCCCTGCGAATCTCGGTGATGGAATACCCATAAGCGGCACCAATGTCATGCGGCTTGACCGTAGACTCAGTACCATAGATATCCACACGGGGGAAATCCGTGGCATAATCGGAAACCATCTTAGCAGTACCGACGCGAGTATACTGCCTCCAAGTGATTTCAGTGGCGGCAGGGCCAGCACTAGAATCAACAGGGAAAAGAGCAAGCGCCTTGTTAGGTGCCCACTTCACATCGTAAGTCTTAGACTTAACAACCTCAAGCTGTCGCTTGAAAAAAGCAGACTCATTAGCGTCGAGGTGCATAACATCCATTCGTTCAGCCATTTTATACCCCTCCCTTACGCTACGAGCTTAATGCCGTTGACTTCAACAACAGCAAGGCCGGAAACAGTTGCCTGATTCGTTCGGAACATGCAACCACCGTTATAGTTACCAGATGCAGTAGTGCTAAACAGACCAGCAGAAGTGGCATAAGCCGCAACAGGAGCCGTCGAAACAGCCGCCGAAACCGCTACCCAAATCTTGCCTTCCCGCATAATATTAACCACATCGTAAATCGCGTAAGTGCCAACATCCCCAACATGGGAAATCTGGCTAACCGCCGCAATACCCATAAAAACATCGCCAGCTACATAGGTCTGATGCACAGAAGTAACCGTGCCGGGAGTCTGGTAAACCGGACGACCGGGGGTTATTTCATCAGCCGCGGGATAGCTGTCGAATACGCATTCGTCAGCAAGTCCATAGGGCAGACCTAAAATAGCGGATTCCATAGTTCCATAAGCCGCCATTTATTCCTCCTTCTTCTTATTCAAACGATCACGATAAGCCTGTCGAGCCTTCTCAGCATTGGGCTTATCTTCTACTTCCTTAGTATCCACTTTGTCTGCTCCAAGAGTGCGAGTGTCGGCATCAGCTTTTTCCGCATCAGCGAGTTGTTCGATTGCACCATCAAAACGAGCATCCAAGTAGACCTGATCTTTCCCGTCAAAATTAGCCTTGGGGAAAATCTTCAGCACAACCGCTTTCTGGATATCGGCTTCCTTCATATCTGCAAGGACTTCCACACCAGCCTTAGTAGCGGCATCAAGAATCTTCACACGACGAGCTACAGCGGCCTCTATGACCTTCTCATCCATCTTGGTAGCCTCAAGCTCCTTAATCTTCACTTCGGCCTTCTCAAGACTATCCTTCAGAGTATCCCGTTCAGCCTCAATAGTAACCTTCTCCGTAGTCAGAGCATCAAACTTGGACTGTAGACCATCTGCACGATCCTTTTCCGCCTTGATAAGACTCTGCACTTCGGAGGCATCCACCTTGACATTAACATCAATAGGATCAGCCATTGCATTATCCTCCTTCACAATTTCCTCACTATTTATTACGGCGTTGCCCGCCGCATCTAACCTAATTCGAGCGGAATCTCCCGCCCTTGCCTTATTCACAATTGCGACATGATTGTAAACTATGTTTCTTTGTATAGCATCATAAGCAACCCCACCCCAAACACCAGGAGTCGGGTCAATTTCCGCACTATAACCACAACTAAGTTCCCGTTTCCCTGCCGTTACATCTTGAATAGCAGTTTCATCCTGTATAATCATGTCAACAGTTAAATAAACATTGTCCCCAAAAGGCTCACTTCCAAGATTACCAACCTGAATCTGTCTAACATTTTCCGAAGTAACCTTAAAATCAGGATGGTCATTACTAAGAGGAAGGAGCTTCAAGCTATCCACAGATTCCTTCTTAAAGACTTCTTCAGGACAACGAAGTTCGTGGATGATCGTACCATCCGACATAAAATAAGGAAAAACACCAATCTGCGTAACACAAGCCCTGCCCTTTAGATAACCCTCGGGGGTTTTAGTAAATGGGGCAGTTGCCCAATTAGGGGCATCTATTACATCCAGCCTAAACATTACTTGCCCTTCTTTTTAGTCTTTCCGCAACCATCTTTGCCGCCCTTGGACGTTTCCTTCTTCCCCTTTGCTTTATTTCCACTACAAGGCATATATAAATCCTCCTATATAGTAAAAATTACATATTACAAGACATAGTATCACAAAAAACCCTTCCTGTCAAGTATGTTCAAACCACTATTCTTGATGGTGTATGCAATTAAAATCGACAAAAAACCGCCCCCGAAGGAGCGGCTAATAATACGCCATGTAAGGTATATATTGAAATTATACCCTTTAGGAATAATCCGTATCAGTCCTAAACGCTGTTTTCCTGCCAACCACCCTATCTACGTCCTCACCCTTGTTTACCCGCTTTCTTTCTTCCTTAGTAATCTCCACATATTTTCCAGCAGAATTTATGTTTATAACTACTTTACCAAATTCTATGCTTTCTACCGCATTTCTAATCTCATCTAAAATCTCAGAATCTATAAGCATTATGATTCCTCCTCAATCTCTGCATCTATCTCTTTATTGAAGGAGTAAAAATAAGGTGCGCCCTGGCATCGACATAAAATTTCAATCCCTGGCGCTACCATCGGCATTATTCCTGTCCTCGGCATCCAGGTATCCCCACCATCGGGGGAATACACTGTATCATTATCCCATCTGCAAATCATGTTATCCATTATGTAATGACTAGGAATGGCTTTAGGGTACTTACCTAGTGGATCACCCCGTACCTTTTCATCCCTTGCCGTCATCCAGTTATAGCTTTGCACCCCCATAGACTGATCCTGTGCCTTGGCTATAAAGGAAGTGAGCTTTCCGGTTTGATCCCTAGCAATGAGATTTGCCCTTGTACTTGTAATCTTATCGGATAGCTTCTGTATCTGTTCAGCCATTTCACTTTGAGTCCATCCAGACTGAAAGCCCGTAAGCAAAGTAGTATTGAGTTTTTGGATGTATTCTTGGCTTAAACCTTTAATAAGCCTGTAATTAGTAGTTTCCCAATTAAGTTTAGTCTCGGGCCACCATTCTGCACCCGTCATATCCCACGGTACACCACTTACAATCTTAGTAATCTTCAAATACTGCATATTCTCAAAACCGAAAATCTTCTCTGCCGTATGATAAAGCAGTTGCCCCAAGGCACCGGAGGAAACTAGATTGGTGCCGTAAATGAAGGCCACCTGTTCCTCTAATTCCTTCAGCAATTCCTCAAGTTCGTCCACATCGGCATCCGCCCGTAGATGATCCCTTTTGTATAGTCTAGGTAAAATGCCTTGTAAACGTTCAATGGCATAATCTACAAGTTTCTGCTGTATCTTGGAAATCTCACTAGCATACACCTGTTCTATGGCATGAGGATAAAGAATTACAAACTTAGGTTTCTGATTCTTTTGCCGCCATGCCTTAGTATATTGTTTACGGTAAAGTTTGGTAACTAGCTTAAATTCTTGTGGAGTCATTCAGTCTCTTCCTTCGGCTTTTCTTTCAAGCTATTTACATCTTCTTCCGTAGGTTCCATTTCCTCTTTCTCCACTACACCCGTCAACCCAAGAGTATCATGCCTAACCTCATCAGGATCAAGCGCACCCATATTCACGTAAATCTGCTTAGTCTCTGCCGTAGTCTTATCAACCTTAGTTTCCTCTTCCCTAGTCATTTGATACAGACTATTAAAGGTAATTTCAGGAACCTTCTTAATCCCCTTCCACGCACAAATAAGGTCTATTAGTCGCCTAATCGCGGGCATAAGCCTATTCCGCTGTGTGGCTTCAACCAAGTCATAATAGTTCCTCAAATCATTCTCACCTGTGGCATTAAGACCAGCAGGGGAACGGCCAAACAGACGAGTAACCGGAATACCAGTGGAACCAGAGAGTTTCAGCATGAATCGGTCAATGAGTTCCGGCAAACCGGCAACCGTGCTATAGTCTCGGCCCATATCATCTTCAGAGTCCATGACCATTGCATTTATAACAGACTTGCTAGTGTTCATTACCTGTAGACGTTTGGCAATAGCGGCTTCCCCGCCTTCCATGCTAAGAATCTTCGCCAAGTTCTTGATGCGAATTCGGGAAATAATAAACTCATACAGGATATTCACCGTGGTCTGAGTTACACCACCCAAATCTCGAATGTCCTCATACACAGACTGGAGGCTGGACATTCCAAAATACCTAATTCCTTCCTCCACTCCAATTCGAGCCTTATTAGGAATAGGATCATTAAAGAAAGGAATTATTCTACTGTAATGTATATCCTTTTCCATATAGGTACTGCCAACATAAATTCTAACCTTGTATTTGATAATTTTACCAAACATAGGAGATCGGGCATCCAATTCATAGGTAGACCCACTAATATCCACATCAGTTCGGTCAATGACTTTTAGGAATTCAATGCTCTTAATCTGGTTTTCACGTAAAGGTTCACTCGGAACTCTGCCGTCCATAGCCCCAATGAAAATAAGTGAACCACCAAAAAGCCGTTGCCACTTCAAAGCCTCATTATAGATACTTTCTGCTGACAATTTAATAAGCGCATCATTGATTACATCAGAGGACTTTTCCTTGCCGTTCTTACCAATAGTAATCCATTCCCTAGTCTCATCATCGGCAATAACATCCACAATGCGTCTACCAAGTCCCTCCGACATATAAATGGATGCCAAGGTATCATCGTCAATGATAGAGAAATCATCCTTGGTAGTCTTTAATGCCTTATCGTAACTACCACCCAAACCAGCCAGTATATTACTCCACCCGTCTTCCCGTAATGGATGAACAACTGCATTAGCCACTATAGCATCTAAGTCGTTATCCTGTCGTTGTTTCTCTATTGTAGAACGGTTCAAAGAACCCTTCGGTCTAGCCATATTTCCTCCTAAATACTATATTTTGTAGTATTTATATATATTATATATTAAAATATCCAAAATGTCAATAAGGGTCACATCGACCAAACTTTCCAGCTATTAGTGAAACTGGTAATTGAAAACCCCCCCTCTCGTACCAAGGCAGAAGCAGAGTCCGGGGCATCATCAGGTTCCTCACCC